GAGCGATGGTGATACCATAGCCAAAAGAAAATTTAAAATGTTTGTGGTGGGTGATGATTTTTTAAGAGCTGACAACACCATATTACAATTGGGCAGCGGAATATTCACTTCTGATGGCACATATATCAGATCCCCACAGTGGCTCACTCCAAGAGATTTGGGTTATAGAAGAGCCAATAATTATGTCACATTGTATTTGGAATTGTATGATCCTAATACTTTACCAGGATATGTGGCTTACACATTGCAACCACTCAATGATGACAACACATCAAGCGAATTGCCACCAGGTTGTACATTGGACAGCACATCAGGAGAAGTGGCAGGTAGAGTGCCTTATCAACCAGCCATCACCAAAGAATACAAATTCACAGTGCGAGCTACAAGATTTGGAGCCAACAGTGAAAGTTTATCCATCAAAGACAAAACATTTGTGGTGAAAATATTGGGTGAAGTAGACAGTGTGATCACTTGGAACAGCAACGATAATTTGGGCAGCATCAATGCTAATTTTATCAGTACTTTCTTTGTGAGTGCTACCACCACAGTGCCCAATGCCAGATTGAGATATGTATTGACTGAAGGAGAATTGCCACCAGGATTAATTTTAGCGTTGGATGGTGAAATCATAGGTAAAGTTAGACAATATCCCACAGGTGATTTATTAGGATTGACTGTGTTTGACACAAGAGCTTTCACATTGGACAATGATGAAACAACCATAGATAGAAGTTTCACATTCACTGTGGAAGCTAGAGATCAATATGGTTACAGTGCCACCACAAAAACATTCACCATAGATGTTATTGCTGCCAGTGATCTTTTATACAGTAATCTTTATGTGAAACCTTTCTTAAAACCTGTTCAAAAAACTTCTTATTTGACTTTGATAGGTGATCCTGAAATTTTTGACCCAACAAAAATTTATAGACCCAATGACGAATTATTTGGTATTCAAAAACAATTAAAAATGTTGATCTACGCAGGCATTGAAACCAAAACAATCAATTACTATGTGTCTGCCACTACAAAAAATCATCGCAGAAAAAGATATCAGTTTGGAGAAGTTAAAACTGCTGTGGCCAAAGAATCTGGCAGTAATTCAATATTGTATGAAGTGGTGTATGTGGAAATGAAAGATCCTCAGGATGATGATTCTAGACAGGTGGCAAGCAAAATTAAAATTAAAAATAATAATATCATCACAATCAGTCAAACAGACATTGAAATATTGGATGACGTGACCAGATTAAATGTGGGTGGCAACAGTTACACTATCTATGCCAATAATAATTTGCCATTGGCTGTGGGAACCATTGGAACCAATCTACAAATTTATGCCAGATCAGGCAGTTTGATACTGAATACTATCACTGGAGTATTGAGTGTGGTGTTACAAAATAACACGGTGATCACGGTGGGTAATATTGTTTCCAATCCATCAGATACTTTTAGATTTAGACCCAATCGTTCTGTGATCAAGGTGGACAGCAATGTATTAAATATGGCCAACCCTAATGACATAGAAAGATATATCAGCAACACCACTAATATGAGAGCCAATATTTCTGCTTTGGGATTAACAGAAAATGAATTTTTACCATTATGGATGCGTACTCCACAAGTGGGAGTGAATCAACCACTGGGGTATGTGATGGCAGTGCCATTGTGCTATTGTAAACCTGGCACTAGTGCGTCCATTGCTTTGGCATTAAAAAACAGTAATTTTGATTTTAAAACACTGGATTACGAAATTGATAGATACATTGTGGACAGCACCACTGAAAGCGGTTCAGAACAGTATATAATGTTCCCTAACTATCAATATAACATTTAAAGGGTAAAAAATAAAATAAATAAAGTAAACAAAAACAAAACATATGGCTAGCAACATTAACACCACCAGTATTGACGCAGATTATCCAGTAGCAGGACAGGATAACAACAGTCAAGGATTTAGAGATAATTTCAGCACTATTAAAAATAATTTTATTTCAGCCAAAAGTGAAATAGAAACTTTACAAGGCAACACTGCTAAATTAAACGCCAATAACAATTTTGCTGGAAACACAGTGTCAGGTGCCAAATTTATTGCCAACACAGTGACTCATTATGCTGGAGGCACAATCAGTACACCACAAAATATTAGTTTTGACAACGGTAATTTTCAAAGTTTTAGAGTATCAAATAATTTAACTCTTACATTTACTGATTGGCCCACAACTGCCACATCTTTTGCCAATATGATTGTGGAATTAAGAAGTGACGGTACTCAAAGAACAGTGGTATGGAGCACTGAAAACGCAGGATTAATTTATAAAGATTCTAATTTCCCCACACCGTTCTTAGTGAATGCGGGCGAAGATCCTATGTATGTGGAATTTTGGACTTACAACAATGGTGCCACAGTGTTTGGCAGATATTTGGGCACGTTCAGCAACTAATAAACAGTCATGTTTCATCCACTCAGCGAAGATCTCAGTCAATACAGCATCAGTCAATTGGAAGCCAAACTTTCTGATTTACGTAAAAAATTCTTTCAAAGTCGCAATCCAGAACTGCGTCAACAAATTGGTGTGTTTGTGGAAGTGTATAATCAAGAATTAAAACAGCGATTGGCAGCAGAACAACTGAAAATGGCTAAAGAAACTGGAAAAGATCTTGACAATTTGATCAATATCGATTAATATACAAGCATAATATTTTATTATGCGAACAGACAGTTTAGGCTTGCCCATATTTGATTATCAAGATGTGATTGATTTAATCTATCAAAATAGATTGGATATTCTCACAGATCTTCAATTTGAACCTCACAGAGAAATTGATATTTTTAACAATTCAGTGACACACACTGGAGTGGGAGAACCATTGAGAGTGTATGCTCCAATGTTGGTAGATGTGAAAGAGTTTGACGCACTGCTGCAATCAGAATGGTTCATGCCAGACAGCGCCAAAAATTTTGATATTGAATCACACATATTAAACATTGCTCCCAAAGATGCTCAAGTTCAATCCAGAGTACAGGAAGAATTGGCAGCATTCAAACAGCACAACTATTTGAATCTATTAAAATTTTTACATTATTTGGTACAAAACATGCGTGAAAACCAAATTCTTTGGGGAGTAGGCAGAGGCAGTTCAGTGGCATCATATGTTTTGTATCTATTGGGAGTACACAGAATTGATTCCATTCAATATGGCTTGGACTGGCGAGAGTTCCTAAGATAAATACATACATAATAGGAGACAACAAATATGGCTATCAAACAAAGTGGTAACAAAGTTTACAGAACCATGCAAGGCAAACAGGTTGATATTGATCTGTTAAGACAACGCAACGAATTAACTCCAGCTGTGGGTAATGCTAGAGTGAATGCTCGTGGTGACGAATTAGGACCTGGTGGACAAATTGTTCGCAAACGTGAGGAAGTTTTGGCTGATTATTACAGAGATCATCCTAAGAAAGTTCCTACCAGCAAAGCAAAAGCAAAAGCAGATGAAACCGATGATGAATGGGTGGAAGATGCTGAAGGTAATTTCGTAAAGAAAAAATAAGCAATGGGTTTAATAAACGTCATTGAAGGAGAATTGATCCCGATTAAGGATCGTGTGATTGTGAGCGACATGGAGTTTGGTGATGTTAAAACTCGTGGCGGCATCATAATACAATCAGATGATGGCAAAAGTCACGGAATTAAACCACGATGGGGCAAAGTTTACGCCAAAGGTCAAGACAACAAAGACGAATACACTGTGGGTGATTGGATATTGGTAGAACACGGCAGATGGACCAGAGGTGCCAAAATTAAAACTGATGGTGTGGAACAAGTGCTAAGAATGGTAGAAGCTGAGAGCGTACTGATTTGGAGCAACGAAAAACCAGAAGATTGGTACATCAATAAAAATAATCTATAAAATACTTGACATTCAACACTATCTGTCATATACTGACAGTATGAAATTTCCTGAAACTAGAAATCCTGGATTAAACACCACTGGTGTGTTGGGTATCACATTGATGACATTACATATCATAGGATATCTTGTGGGTTGGTGGTGGACGTTAATTTACATACCTTTGATAATGTCGGGCATGGGACAAGAATTTTTAAAAAGGAATTAATGAAAGAACTTTGGACAGAAAAATACAGACCTAAAACACTGGATCAATATGTGTTTAGAGATGAACATCAGAAAAAACAAATTCAAACTTGGGTTAAAGACAAGAGCATTCCTCATTTGTTGTTCAGCGGCAATGCTGGCATAGGTAAAACCACATTGGCCAAAATACTATTGAATGAATTACAAGTGAATGATCTGGATGTGTTGGAAATCAACGCCAGCAGAACAAACTCTGTGGATGATGTCAGAGCTAAAATTGTTAACTTTGTACAAATGATTCCGTTTGGTGATTTTAAAGTGGTATTATTGGATGAGGCAGATTATCTATCACCCAATGCACAGGCAGCACTGCGTGGTGTGATGGAAGAATATCACACAACATCAAGATTTATATTAACTTGCAACTATCCCAACAGAGTTATACCAGCATTACACAGCAGATGTCAAGGATTCCACATTGAACGTGTGGATCAAACAGAATTCACAGCTAGAGTGGCTGAAATATTAATG